GAGTTTGAGGTTGGGCTGGTCGAGCTGGTGAGATGGGTGGGGCCGCTCAGGTGCCAGATGTGCTCTGAGGATTGCGAGGAGGCTCTGCAACGGGCTGGAAGGGGTGAGGAGATAGCGGAGGACCAGAAGTAGGGAGACGGCGGCTCACAGGCCGCCGTTTGCGTTTAGTGGACTACGTGGAAGGACACAGGCATGGAAGCAAGGATCCGGGTCTGGATGTCGTTCGGGTCCATCTCGTTTATGGCCTGCTGCCAAGCTTCGGGTGCTGTCGCCTGCGTGACGATGTCGAGTGTGGCGAGCAGGTCGCCAGTTTCATCGAGGACGATGTAGTGCATCAGGGCTTCTCCATGATGACTACGCTGGGTATGAGTTTTTCGAGGGAAGCGAAATGCTTCAGCATTGTCTCGATCTGCGCCTGCATCGATGCAAGTCTCTGCTTCGATATTTCGGAGGCCTCTTTGTAGCCTGCGATATAGCCCGTGTTATAGCCATCGTGGAAGTCATCGTTGAAGTCATTCATGTCAGCACCATACGATGTCGTTGAGGTCTACGGCACGACGATAGACGTCGCGGTCGTTCCAGTCGCAATGTGTGTATTCCAGATAGGCGTGGCTGAACACTACGATGAAGGTGCGAAGGCCGAGAAGTTTCATGGTTTGTCTCCTGTTGCGGAGATTTCACTATAGCAGATGCGAAATGAAATGCAACGCCAATTGGAGAAAAATTCCAGTTCGCCGTCAGTGTTATGTTATAACGTTGCACACTATGGTCGCGCGACCTCGCGATTAAAGTCTTGCAAATAACGAAACCATTCGCCATTCGCAAATTGGGATTAGGGCGAAACGACCTCCTTCGCGAGCCGTAAAAACATCGATGTGAGACCAATTCTCAAATCCTGAATGAGAATCATTATCAATGAATATTGATTGCCTAGGCCAGTAATTAGCGGGCGGGGGTTTGGGGTTTGGGGGATGTAAAAGGGAAAAGCCAATAGAATCAACGGCTTACGTCCGATAAGCTATGTCAAGTCAATGCGACATATGGATAACTATCCACTGTTCGCGTTGGTATACCACCCGTGGAACTCTATTTGTAAGTTCCACGAAAGAAAATCCCAAACTTTGGGAAAGCTTCGGTCCCCCACGGTCGGGGTGGCAAATTTTGGAAACGTGATTCCCGAACCGCGAACGATTTCCACATTGATAAGTACTGTGTGTTATGATTCGCTTATCAACACGGAGGCGATCATGGAACAGTGGAAAGACATTCCCGGTTACGTCGGGTTTTATCAGGTTAGCGATCAGGGGAACGTACGCAGCCTGATCCGGTTGCTGCCATCGGCAGTGGAAGCGGGAATCCGGAGAGAGAAGAAGGTTCTGGCGTTTGGCAGCAACAAACAGGGGCGGCTACAGGTAGTGCTTTGCCGGGAAGGATTCACGAAACGGTTTCAGGTACACACTCTCGTCCTGCTGGCGTTCGTAGGTCCGTGTCCGGAAGGGATGGAGTGCCGGCATCTGAACGGCAAACACCAGGACAACCGGCGGGAGAATCTGGAGTGGAATACGCATCTCGTGAACCTTGGCGACATGGTGGTCCACGGCACGTCATTTGCAGGGGTGAAACATCCGAAAGCGAAACTGACAGAGGATGACATCCGCGAGATCCGGGCGGCGAACGCAACAGAGCGCGCCCTGGGAGAAGTCTACGGAGTGAGTCAGGTGACCATCAACTCCATACGGACGCGCAAGACATGGAAGCATGTGCCATAATCGCGCGAAACTCCGGAGAGTGATATGGCAAACGGATATGTGAACTCGACACCCCTGTTGTCAGAGCCAGTGACGTGGCTGAACGGATCGACGCTGGGGCGGGTGGGCGGCCACAGCCGGATGGCGGTCTACGGGCACAGGGCCACGCCCGTGGCGGGGGACGACATCTGGGAAGGTGGCGGCGCGTATCCGCTCCAGTCATCAGCGACCAAGCTGGAAATTCTTTCCGCAAGTGCCAATGACACGGCAGCGGGGACAGGTGCCCGGACATTCACGATCAGCGGTCTGGACGCGAACCTCGTTCCGTTCAGCGAAACGGTGACGATGAACGGTGTGACGCCCGTCCAGACGGTGAACTCGTATCTGCGGGTGAACGGCCTGACGATCGCAAGCTCGGGCAGTGGCGGAGTGAATGCGGGTGACGTGACGTTACGCGTCACAGGTGCTGGAGCCACGCAGGCGATAGCGCGTGCGGGGTTCGGGTATGCGAAGCAGTGCGTGTTCACGGTCCCGGCCAACACGACGTTGCTGGTGACGGACGTGCTGCCTGAGTGTGGCGGGGTGAACAGTGCCACGGCGATCGTCATGGCGTTCACGCGGATTACGCCGAACGGATCCATCATCAAGACGAACGAGTACAACGCGAGCACGACGTTGCTCTCGCAGCGCAACGTGATCACGGGTGCAGCCGTGCCGGCAGGCTGGACGGTGAGCCTGCGGGTATCGAGCGTAGTAGGCACCCCCGTGGACGGGTACGCATCGATCAACGGCATTCTTGTCGACAATACGCAGCTCACATGACGGGTCTCACAAGTGCGGCAACGCTGAGGATCATTTCTGAGGACCGGGCGCTGGCGAGTGCGATGATCTTTCCGCATCGTCACCCGCAGGCGAGTCCTGCGTTCCATGTCCAGATCCTTGACGCGTGGCGGGCGGCGGACGAGCTGGTACTGATCGAGGCGTTCCGCGAGGGGGCCAAGTCGACGCTGAGCGAGGAGCATCTGCTGCTGGAGGCGTGCTTCCAGAATTTCGGGTACGGGCTGATCATCGGCGAGACGTACACCAAGGCGTGCCAGCGGCTGGAGGCGATCAAGCACGAAGCGCTGACGAACATGAAGCTGCTGTCGCTCTTCGGGAAGCTGAAGAAGGCGGGATGCCTGTGGAACGAGAACCAGTTCGAGCTGGCGAACGGAGTGCTGCTTGAGGCGCACGGCTGGGAGGAAGAGTTCCGGGGCTTCAAGTGGCACGACCTGAGACCGGACCGCGCGTACCTGGACGACATCGAGAACAAGGAACGGGTAAGGGATAAAGCTGCAGTGGATGCGTCCATGCGCAAGATCTATCTCGAACTCATGCCGGCGATGGACAAGGAGCGGGGCAAGATAAGGGTCACAGGTACGCCACTGGCGGAGGACTGCATGGTAGCGAGGTTGCGGGCCAACCCTGACTGGACGTCGTTCCGGTTCCCGGTCTGCAACGGGGATATTGATGATCCGGCGACGGAGGCTGCGTGGCCGGGACGGTTCTCGATGGAGTGGATAAGAAGAGAGCGCGACCGCATGGAGCGCGCGGGGCAGCTGAACGGCTTCCTGCAGGAGTACATGCTGATGGCCATCGGCACGGCTGACAAGCCTTTCGTGAGTGAACACATCCGTGAAATTGCAATCGACCCGGCGCCGTGGCTTCCGAAGACACTTGTTGTCGATCCTGCCAGAACTGCTTCTGTTACTACTTCTGACCGTACTGGCCGGGTGGTGCTATCGCGACTTGGAACGCGGATCTACGTTCACGCCTCAAGTGGTGAGTACTGGAAGCCGGACCAGATAATCTCGGACACGTTCACGACGTCGGCAAAGTACGGCGACGCAACGGTAGCCATCGAGAAGAACTCGCTGGACGAGTGGTTGCTCCAGCCAATGCGGGCGGAGATGTTGCGGCGCGGCGTGTCGTTAGCCCTGAAGCCGCTGCAGGCGCCGCAGGACAGGTCGAAAGAACAGTTCATCATGGGGCTCCAGCCGTTCTTCGAAGCGGGAGACATTGTTCTGGTTGGCGGCCGTGGCCAGCACGCGCAGCTGGAGGCGGAAATATTGAACTTTCCGTCGGGCAAGCGCGACATTCTCAACGCGCTGGCCTACGCACAGCGTGTGTTCTCAGGGGTTCCTGTGTACGAGGACTTTGGCGCGTACAACATCATCGACGGATATGAGCCTAGCCAGCGTGATGCAATGGCGCTCTGCTTCAACGCGAACGGAAGCGAGACTACGGCGGTCCTTGTTTCTGTTGAGGGTGAGCGACTGGCCGTGGTTGCCGACTGGATTTCGCCTGTGGTTCCAGCGCAGGCCGTGCCAGATGTCCTGCAACTTGTACGCGCAGCTTTCCCGAGAGCAAGACTGACGACGTGGATTCCGGGCGACGTGGCGGACCAGTCCGACCGCATGCCGCTGATGACGGCGTTGCGGAACGCGAAGATGAACCCGATGCGCGGCGCCTACCCGACCATGGCGCGAGGCGCGCTGTCGCCATTCATCCGGACGGAGAGCAAAGGCAAACGGCTACTGCTGGTCGATAGTCAGGCGCGGCACAGTCTCAACGCACTGGCGGGCGGTTACTGTTTTCAGGTCGGGAAGACGGGGCAGCAGTCGCCGGAACCGGAGCGCGGCGCGCATCGAACATTGCTGGAAGGGCTGGAGTCGGCGGTATTTGTGCTAACATCCCGCGAGAATACCTTGCCAAGCGATCTGAAATCGGCTACTAATCCGCAAGGTGCCAGTTACTTTACCTCTCTTCCACGGAGATAGCCATGGCCGTTGAACGCAAGATTGACCCGAAAGCCCCGTCGCAGAACCCTGTCGACTTCTACGAAAGCAAACAGCAGGGCGGCATGCACGGCAAGCCGGAACGATTCAACGCAGAGCGCCTGAAGAGCGGCCCGATGCGCGAAAAGATGCGTCGTGAGGGTCTGTGATGGACTTCACGCACGAAGCCAATCCGGTCCGGGTTTATGCACGGCGGATAGTCAAAAAGATTCCCGTGTTCGGGAAAGATCTACCGCCCCTGCAGAAGGGTTGGCATTTCGAGTTCGAAGAATCGGATACGGACAAGTGGTGTCTGTTCGCTGATCCG